TAACCGAAAAATGACCACACGGATAACCAAAACCTCAAGACAAAAAGGGCAGTCGCCCGATGAAAATACCCGCCCGATCGACATCCTGCGGCCGGCAGTGCTCGACCTGGTGGCTGTGATGGATCGGGCCGTGAACATGGCGGACGAATCCCTGACGCTGAACCAGGTGCTGGACCTGCTCGACGGAATTGGAAAGACGAGCGCCCGCCTGGCGACGATCCTGAAAGCAGAACAGCAACTGGCCGAAGGCGGCAAGAATATGGAGGCGTTCGACCAGGCCGTGGCCGAACTCTTCGGGGACCGGGCCATTTTTCAACCCGAGGGCTACGACGGCGAGAACAGGGAGGATAAGCCTGAGCCGTCTTAATAACCCGGCCCGGCCGGCAGTACACAGGCTGTGTGAGACACCGGTGCACCCCCAATGGTGAACTTTTCTGCCAGCGCACATTTATTGGTGGGAACTGATAGCGCGCAGACCCCTGGGGTAAACGGACTGCCGGCCGGGCAAGAGCCCGGAGAGATTGAGGGTATTTTTTTTCTTTTTCGGAGTGCAAAGCACCGCAGCGAAAGAAGAAACAAAGCTAAAACTTTTTATGAGAGACCAGCCCTCAACTTACAAGGAATTTATCCGCGACATTGCCACCTTCACCAAAATCGGCGGGCGGCTGCGGCTGCGCAGCTACCAACTCGAAGCAGCGGAGAGGATCTGCAGCTCCGTGTTGGACCGGAGTGGGCTGACGTTCGTGGTCATGTTCCCACGCCAGAGTGGCAAGAACGAGCTGCAGGCGCAGATCGAGGCATACCTGTTGAATATCTTACACAATACCGACGCTGAGATTGTCAAAATCTCGCCGACCTACAAGCCGCAGACTCTGAATGCCATGCGGCGGCTGGAACGGGTGCTGGCAAAGAACGTCATGACCGAAGGCGCATGGGTAAAAGAAAGCAGTTATATCTACCGGATGGATAAAGCCCGCATCATCTTCCTGTCTGGAGCGCCGGAAGCAAACATCGTGGGGGCTACGGCCAGCACGCTGCTGGAGGTGGACGAGGCGCAGGATATTGCGATCGACAAGTTTGACAAGGATATCGCTCCGATGGCGGCCTCAACTAACGCAACGCGAGTCTTCTGGGGCACGGCCTGGACCAGCCAGACCCTGCTGGGGCGCGAGCTGCGGGCGGCCCGCCAGTCCGAGGCGGCCGACGGGGTGCGGCGGGTGTTCGTTCTGACAGCCGAAGACGTGGGGCACGAGGTGCCGGCTTACCTTAAGTTCGTGGAGGGGCAGGTGGCGCGCCTGGGGAGGCAGCACCTGATGGTTCGGACGCAGTTCTTCAGCGAAGAGATCGATGGGCAGGCTGGCATGTTCCCGCCCGAGCGGGTGGCAATAATGCAGGGAGAGCACCAGGCGATGGTGGGGCCGGGGGAATGCGATTATGGGCCGTTGTTTGAGGAACGGACTACAGACGACGGACGACAGACGACGGAAAAGGAATGGAAGACGACGGGCAACAAACAGCGGACAGCGAACAGCAGGCAGAGGATTTATTGTATGCTGGCGGACGTTGGGGGTGAGGAGGCGGGCATGGACGCCGAAAGCCTATCCTTCCAGGATAGTTCGCGATCGTCCGAGGGCAGTCCTTCCCGTATGCTTCGCGATGGTCCGTCGTCTTCCACAAGAGATTCCACCGCCCTGACGATCGTAGAAGTGGATCTGGGGACGCTGGCGGACCCGGCGGTACGGGCGCCGACTTACCGGGTGGTCCACCGCAGGCAGTGGACGGGGGTGCGCCACACAGTCCTGTATGCCGAGCTGCAAGCGGTGGCCAAGCGCTGGTGCGCCCGCTGGCTGGTGGTAGATGCCACCGGCGTGGGGGCCGGGCTGGCCTCCTTTCTGAGCGCGGCTTTTCCGGGGAGGGTGATTCCATTCATTTTCAACCAGGCTTCGAAATCCAGGCTGGGGTGGGGATTTATTACGATGGTGGACAGGGGGAGATGGAAGGATTATGGAATGTGGAAGGCGGAAGTGGGATCCCTTCCAGGCTGCTTCGCGATGCGGAATGGAGAAGGGCCGGGAAATCGGGAATTAAGGCAGGGGATGCAGCAGGGGTTGCGGGAGGAGTTCTACCGGCAGGCGGCGTTCTGCCAGTACGAGATCCAGGCGGGACCTGGCCGGACTATGTCGTGGGGAGTGCCGGATGGAACCCGCGATCCCGTTACGGGCCAGGCAGTGCACGACGACCTGCTGGTTTCGGCGGCGCTGGCGTGCGCGCTGGACGAACAGGCCTGGCACGTGCCTGGGCAGCCGGGGCTGATCCGGGCGGAGGACCCGCTGAAAGAGATGGAGAAGGGGTGGTAGGAAAAGAAGTTCACAGCCCGCCTGCGGGCAGTCAGGGCAAGGAGGATGCATTGGGCAGATTGAGCTGGAGGGAGAGATTCGGTGTTCTGTTGCGCGGCCAACTGGCGGTGATCCACGAGACCGGCAGCACGATAGCCATCGGCCGGGGGTTCAATGAGACGGTGAGGGACCGGTATGATTACGACCGCCTGCAGGTGCTCGAAGACAGCCTGGACGCCTGGCGATTGAACCCATTGGCCAGGCGGATCGTGGAGCTCACGACCCAATACGTGGTGGGCGGGGGAATCACGCTGAACTGCAAGCACGAAGGAACGATGAACTTTATCAAATCCTTCTGGAATAACCGGCTGAACCGGATGGAAGTGCGCTGCTATGAAATGTGCGACGAGCTGACGCGCAGCGGGAACCTGTTCGTGGTGATCAGCACGGACGCGGGCGGCATGAGCTACGTACGGCTGGTGCCGGCGGCGGATATCGAAAAGATAACCCCCAGGCAGAATGATATCGAACAGCCCATGAGCTTCCAGCCTAAAAGCTCGGGCGAAAACCTGGACCCGGCGCCGTTCATGGCCTACGACGAGGCGACCGATGAGCAGAGCGAGGCGGGAGACTTTGCGCCGGTGATGCTGCACTACACGGTGAACCGGCCGGTTGGTGGGCAGTGGGGTGAGAGCGACCTGGCGCCAGTGCTGAAATGGCTAAGCCGTTATTCGGCCTGGCTCGAAGACCGGGCGAGGCTGAACCGGTTCCGAAATTCATTCATGTTCGTAGTCAAGGCAAAGTTTGCGAGCGAAGCGGAGCGAACTGCTCGCCAGACGGCTTTGGCCGCCAACCCGCCCAGCCCTGGCAGCATCCTGGTAACGGACGAAAACGAAACCTGGGACGTGATCAGCCCGAAGCTGGAAGCGAGCGAAGCGAGCACGGACGGCCTGGCGCTGAAAAAGATGGTGGCAAGCGGCAGCGGGATTCCGATGCACTTCTTAGCAGAACCGGAGGGCAGCAACAGGACCACAGCCGAAAGCGCGGGCGGGCCGACCTTCCGGCACTTTGAGCAACGCCAAAAATATTTCCTGTGGATTCTCCAGGACATTCTCAAGGTGGTTGCGACCAGGCGCAGCCTGGTCGACCGGCGCATAAGCCGCAAGGCCGAGATCGAAGTGAGAGGCTCGGACATTTCAGCGCGAGATAACGTGGCGCTGGCGATGGCAGCCAGCAACATTAATGCTACTCTGTGCGAATTACGCAAGCGAAACCTGATAGACAACGACGAATTTTTGCGGATGGCCTATCGCTTTTGCGGCGAGTGGATCGACGTGCCGGCGATGCTGGCACGGGCGGAGGAAGAAGGCACGCAGCCGGCGGACGAGGTCTATTTGGTGATGCCGAATCAGACGATCCCTGACGGCAACGGACCACAGGCGACGGGAGACGGAAAGCCGGGGAATATGCCGACGGGGGATAAAAAGAGAGACAAAAAGAAACCTGAGTCGCCCAGCACTGGGCAGCCAAAGGTGAAGCCGGCGGGCAAACCAAGCGACATAGACCTGGACACGGGCGACCTGAAGCCCGCGGCAGCGGGGCAATAACGACTGAAGTCGTTACTACAAAGGGAGAATCTTAAGGCAATGATGCTGTATAGGTGAGTTTCCAGTTCGGCGAATAGCTGCCCATTGTGCAGGAGGCTCCAGGGCGAGACTTTTAGCTCTAAGGCATGGTACGGGGAGCCAATTTATACCCTGGAAGCCTGCTGCTGGCCTGTGGAGACCACCGCAGGTGCCATTTTGAGGAAGTCGAAGGAATCCCTGATCAGGTTGGCTGGGGGAAGAGATTGGACGAGGAAAGCCGAATCAATATTTTGAGGGAGAGCATCATGCAAATTGTACAGGACGAAGAAGAGAAGGACAGAAAGGCAGCCGGGCAGCCTGCGCAGCAGGCGACTGAACAAAAGGAACGCATCCAACTCAATTGCCAGGTGAATGCGGCGGGCGAATTCGAGATAGCATGCATCACGGCCGGGGTGGGGAACGGCTGGGAATTCAGACCGGAAGTGTTGAAGGAAAGCCTGAGCCTTTGGAATGATGCGCAGTGCTTTTTAGATCATTCCTGGTTCGGGCACAGCCTGAAAGACCTGGCGGGGGTGATCTACAGCCCGGCCTGGGATGAAGGAATACAGGGTATAACGGCCAAACTGAGGCCGGCGGGGCCAAGCAAAGTGCTGCTACAGGAGCTGGGCGCTGAAATGCTGAGCCAGGAGCACAAGCCGGACGTTGGATTTTCGGCAGATATTTTATTCACCGCGCAAGGGAAGAAAGTTGAGAAGATTTTACGGGTTTTCTCGGTGGACCTGGTTTTCGACCCGGCACGGGGCGGCGCCTTTTTACGGGCGCTAAATTCACGGATCAAGGAGTTGGGAATGGCAGAGGAAGTGAAGTTAAACAACTCCGGTGGGCAGCCAGGACCTGCCGCGCTGGAAAAAGATGCCGAAGCAATCCGGCAGCTGCTGGACATACAGAAACAGCAGCAGACGTTAGCGGACGAGGCGGAGAAGGTGAGGGCGATCCGCGTTCAAATGTGCGAATACCTGCTGACGAGCGGGCTGGCGGCGGCGAAGCTGCCGGCGGCCGTGAGTGAGCGGGTGCGTAAGCAGTTTGCGGGCATGGTGTTCGAGCCGACTGAATTAAGCCAGGCCATCGAGGACGCCAGGGCGCTCGTGAGCGAGCTGACGGGCGGGATGATCGTCAACGGCCCGGGAGCGATCCACGGGATGTATTCGAGCGGCGACCAACTGCAGGCAGCCGTGGACGACCTGCTGGGGGCGGAGCGGGATGAAGACAAAAAGAATCTCAAGGTTGCATCCCTGCAAGGGATTCGCGAGCTGTACCTGACCCTGACAGGCGACCTGAACATGCACGGCGGCTACCACCCGGAGCATGTGAAGCTGGCGACCACGGCAGATTTTACCGGATTGGTAAAGAACGCGCTGAACAAGATCGTGGTGCAGAAGTGGACCGAGCTGGGGCGGGCCGGATACGACTGGTGGCGAAGCATCGTGGTCACGGAGCACTTTAACAACCTGAACACGATCACCGGCACGCTGGTAGGAACGGTTGGGGCGCTGCCGACCGTGGCGGAGGGCGCCGAATACACCGAGCTGGCAGTGGGCGACTCTCCTGAGACGGCCGACTTTGTCAAGTACGGCGGATACATTCCGCTCACGTTGGAGCTGATCGACCGCGATGAAACCCGCAAGCTGCGGGCATACCCGGCGGAACTGGCTTCGGCCGGACTGCGCAAGCTGAGCGCGCTGGTGGCGGCGATCTTCACTGACGGCAATAACTACGGTCCAACCATGGCAGACACGGGCACACTGTTCAATGCGACAGCGGTGACCACCAAGGGCGGGCACAAGAACTACCTGACCACCGCGCTGAGCGCTTCGGAATGGGAAATAGTAAGCCAGGCAGTTTACAAGCAGCCGATGCTGATCAAGCAGGCGACCGGATTGTACGGGACGGGTCCGGCGATGGCACTGAGTCCGCGTTACTGCCTGGTGCCGCGGGCGCTGAAAGTGACGGCCATGAAGATCCTCTACCCGGCCTGGGAGAATACTTCGGGAATCCATTCTGAAAACATGCAGCAGGGCGCCATAGGCGATGTGCTGGTGGTTCCGGAGTGGACCGATGTAACGGATTGGGCGGCTGCGGTTGATCCTCGCCTTGCGCCGGCGATCTTCGTGGGTGAGCGGTTTGGATTAATGCCTGAGATTTTCATCGCGGGCAACGAGATGGACCCAGCCGTATTTATGAATGACGAAAGCCGGCTGAAGGTACGGCATTTCCTGGCGGTGTGGGTGAACGACTTCCGGCCGCTGCATCGTTCGGTGGTAGCGGGATAAAAAAGAAGACGACAGACCGCAGACGACAGACGACGGGGTAAGACAGAAATTTTATTGGTGACAATTCCGGCCCTACCCGGGCTGAGAATTGTCACCGGACAGAAAGGAAACTGAGAAATGGGATACGTACACGATACACAAATGAGCCAGTACCTTCCGCCGACCATGTTTCACTACAACGTGGGCACCTGGACCCAGGTGGCGGGGCAAGTGACAGATACGATTGTTTATCACCGGGCAGCCGCGAACGAAACGGCCGTGGTGAACATTCCGATCATGATTCCGTCGAACGCGGCGGGATACAAGGGCGCCTACCTGAAAAGCATCGAGATCGATTACGAGCTGCTGGTGGCTGAGCCGACCAGCATCACACCGGTCTTGAACAAGGTGACGCGAGGCGCTGACACGGCGGTAGCGGTGGTGACGGTTCCGGCCGTGACCTATCTGCCGGCGCAGGCGAGCGCCAAGACGGTCGACCAGCACAAGCTGGTGGTGACCCTGACGACGCCGGAATGGATCGACAACGATGTGTATTTCCTGCTGGAATTGACGATCGTGGCGGGCGCGGGTGGGAACACGACCGATATCCTGGGCGCGGTGGTGAATTACACGCTGAGAGTGTAAAGGTCACAGCCCGCAAGCGGGCAGTTTACAGAGAAAACCCTATTTACAAAAGTGGGTTACCGGTAGGCCGGGCGGCCAAAACGGAAGTAACGAATAAATTCGTTACTACAAAGAAAAGAAAGGACGGTAAGGATGGAAGACAAGACGTTTTGGGACATTTTCAAGAGTCGCAAGTTTTGGGTGCTGGTGCTGGCGATATTGGTTGCGACGGCCGCCTTTGCGCATGGAAATATCGACGGCTGGCAGTACATTCAAGCCTTGGTGGTGGCGCTGGCAGCGTACAGCACGGGCGTAGCGATTGAGGATGCAGGACTCAAGGCCGGGGCCGGGGGGAGCACAGCGCGGCCGCTTTTGCCTTTAGGCTCGCAGCCTATGGTTAGCTCGACCAAAGACCGGGTTACGCAATCGACTTCCGGGGCAACCGGTCTGCCAGCGGCTTTAAACCACTGTAACACAGAGCGGGACGAATGCCCCGACACCAAAAGCTCAAATCTTTTCGAAAGGAGAGAATAACAACTCATGGCGAATGACCTGGCAGGAATTAGAGACCGGGTAGAACTCTACCTGATAGATGCAACCAACAAAAGTTTCGATGCGAACACGCTGGATGAAGCATTGAAGCAGGCTCTTTCGGATCTGAGCAAGGCGGCGGGGGCGGCGCTGACGGTGAAAGATTTGGATTCGGAGTCTGCGACCACGGTGGAGACCCAGGACCTG